CTGCCGCCTGTCCATACTGATCTGCTGTATCTGCGATCGCGTCTGTTCCGGCAAGACCCGCTCCACTTCCGCTCGTTTGGCCAGAAGATTTCTTTCCAGTGATAAGCTCTGTGAAACTTTTGAAAGCATTTGCCAGAGTTGCCAGTTTGCCTAGTAAGATATTAATAACTTTCAGAACAGGTGTAAAAATATTAATCAATCCCTGTCCGACTGTTGCTTTGAGAGACTGCAACTGTAACTGCATCACTCGCACCTGGTTCGCCCAGCTGTCAGAAGTACGAATAAAGTCACCAGATGCGGCTGATAACTGTTCCTGTACAAAAGCAAAACGGAGAGCAACTTTCTCCTGTTCAGTCATAGCAGATGTGGTTTTGCCGTAGCCATTAGCCAGTGCATACTGATCAAGTGCCGACTGCGTCATTACCACGCCAAGATCCTTGAGCGTTTCCGTTTCACCAGTAAACACGGATTTCAGCTTGATATAGGCCAAGTCCTGACTGATGTTATAGAATGATGCCACATCACCAGTCAGCTGTGTCAGAGCCGTTGACATATCGTAAGCCTGTGCTTCGGAAAATCCGAACGACTTAGACATTGCTCCGAACGTTCCGACATACCTTTTTGCCATAGTCTCTGACAATCCGGCTGAGGTCATGGCGTTCTTTGCGAATTCATTGATCTTGTCCGACATGGTTGTAAATGTAACATCGACCACGTTTTGAACTTCTGCGAGGTCAGAGCCAAGTTCCACACACTCTTTTCCAAACTGCACTAACTTGCCAACTGCAAAAGCTCCACCAATCAGCAGACCTATTTTTTTTACAGCACTCCCAAGGCCGTTAAATGACTGTTTTATAGCTGATACGCCATTTTGGACACCGGTTGTATCCATTCTGGTATCAATAATGACTGAGCCATCAGCAGCCATGTGTCCACCTCCTAACTATTTGAGGTTCAACATCTCATTCAGCGCATCTTTATACGCTTGCTCCTCGTCGCTGAGACGTGTTTTTATATCAATAATGTTCTTATTATCGTGATAGAATTTCTTTTCCCATTTATCCAGACGTTCACCTTTTGCTTTTTTTGACCGGATTCCAACAACCGTGTTGAACAGACATTCACCGGATTCCATGAAGTATCCAAAGAATGTCCACCAGTGCATGTATGAAACGGTTCTGATTTCTTTACCAGCAACCTTGTTTACAGCCGGAATGATTATGCCTCCATCTTGTTCCCAGTCCATCAAACGGGGTTTTGGGTGGCTTGGATCATCGTCAGATTGTCCGCAATCGATGAACTCCGATGCTTTCTGGCAAGCTTCGTCCAGGCACTCAGACGGTATGTTCTGCCAGTCCTCAAACAGAATCTGTAACATAACTACCGCTTTCGCCTGTTCATCCAGTTCTGGGTCGCTCATGGCTATGAGAATATCAATGATCGCTCGAAAATCTGTCCTAATAGAAAAATCCACCCCACTTATGTTCAGTGAGGTGGGTAGCTCATAGACGGTCATTTTGTATATTTCTCCACGTACTTATTGACTGCCGTCTGCATTTTCTTTTTTCTCTTTTCGATTTCCGGTGCGATTGCTTCTGCGATCTTGTCAAGTACGATGTAGGCGAATACCTGACCATTGCCGAATACAGTAGTCGCTGTGATCGGCTCCTTGAACAGGTCTTTTGACGCTTCGTATCCGAGCAGATAGTTGATTTTGTCCTCAATCTGTCTATTCAACTCTGCCATTTCTTTACCAGATGTGACTTTCTGGATAGAATCTTTAAGCTGTTCAAAATATTCTGCCAGTTCCTCTGCACGTGCTGCTACATTGATATCAGTCGGATTAATCTTGAAAGAAGAAAAAACTTCGTCTTCGTTGTTGGTAAACGTGAATGTAAAAATCCCATCATCAATTTTGGTATTAATTACTTTTGCCATTTAGCATATCCTCCTTGTGCATGTGTTTATTTGTCGTCGGCTGTGAATGTACCGGAATTGATATCAAATTTTCCTTTTACACGCTCGCCAACATAGTTGACGGTAAATGGAATCTGATAGCCGGAT